CTGTCAGGGGTTGCGCGTGGGGGGTTGTGAGACCCACTAGAGGGATCTGACAGTTCCTCGAGGAGTTATAAAATTCCCCAATGCCTTTTAGGAGGTGTCTACTACTTTCCATCTCTTACGAGAGATGTAAAAGACTAGAAATGAATAAATATGATTAAACTACTTCAAGCCTATAAGAACAATCGTTCTTGGCTAGAGCAGGTTAAGCGTAGATATTCATGGCAATTCGCCGTGAAAAGCGAATCGGCCCTCATTGGATTCCTTGTAAAAGTGAATTCACTGATGGTAGGGAAGATGAGCCGGACGTGGGTGTTAGCCATCGTCTCTTTTAGTAGATTTTGTATAAAGACTATCCGACGATCAGGACCAAAGGGGTTGGCTCTCTATCTTAAGACTTGCTCAATCCTTCTTATGAAGTATTGCGCAAAGCAAGAGATTAGGGATCTAACTCCTTTGAAAATGAGAGTTAGTCGGACTAAGTCAGGGATTCCTCGGATAGTGGTCCCAAACCACCGGAAGAGGATTAGAAATGGTGATGTGTCGGTAATAAGATTTTGGATGACATTATTCGGTTTATACCGGGTATTGGATTTCAAAGGAATATTCTCGATCAAAACTATAACGAATCCTGGTAAAGTGGTGACAGAAGACGTGACATTCTTAGTGCCTTGGTTTGTAAAGCAATTTACGATTCCTAGGTTACGGGGGTGGTGCGTGTTAGGTCTCACTAGATCAGGGCCCCTGGCTCAGCAAGGACGGTCTAAGAATCCTCATAAGGGGATGGTAGATGCTGGAAAGAAAGAACCCAAATGGGTTGCCCGGCAGACGACTATGTCGGTCTGCGCTATCCAAGCATATGCCATCGTCCATGAGCATCCTTATATTTTAGATGCGATGGATCGGTTACAAGCTGTAATCAATCCGTCGTGGTCTAATCTAACGAGCGAAGTAATTCGTTCGTTAGCGGCCCTTGGAACCGGCGGTCTGACTTTTGCGAAGTCAATGGGTAAGTTGGGGACTAAGCAAGAGCCTGGTAAAGTCCGGGTCTTTGCCATGGTTGATTACTGGACACAATTGGTGTTGAAGCCGATGCATGATGGTCTATTTGCTATTCTGAAGAGTATTCCTCTGGATGGCACTTTTGACCAAGATGCAGCGGTAGAGAGAATC